ACTGCGATCGGATATCAGGCTCTATTTAATAATACCACAGGCACATATAATACAGCATTTGGGTACCAAGCAGGTGAATTCATATCAGGTGGATCTGTAGCATTAACCGCTCCCTCCAACTCTCTGTTTTTAGGTCCCAGCACTGAGGCTCTTGCTGACGGTGATGCGAATGAGATTGTAATCGGCTACGGTGCTATAGGGCATGGCAGTAACACAACAACGATAGGTGGACCTAGCACAGTAAAGACGTACATCACGGGTATAGTAACCACATCTGGTTATACTGTGGCTTCTCTTCCCGCTGGGGTACTCGGTGCTAGGGCATTTGTTACTGACGCTGTGTCACCAACTTTCCTTGGAACACTTACCGGCGGGGGTTCTTCGTTCTGTCCTGTAGTGTATAATGGTACTGCTTGGATTGCAGAATAAAACTTTAACAAAGGAGATAACAACATGACGAATTACACAGCGAACGTAGGTACACAGTACAAAAGAGCTGCAAAGATAGAGATAGAGAACACCGCAATCCCCACTGCGCTCTTTGTTGAGGAAGACGTCATGCAGCTAGCGACAGGCGAGGTTTATAGAACTAGTGCGGGGTACATACAGCTGTCATATGTGGCTACTGACACTATTACGCTGGTTGCGGCGATTACGGGACTGCCAGTAGGTTCGGTAATTACTCAGGCAGACATACAGGTAATTATGGATTCTTTTTATCTACAAGCGGCTCTGGCAAGAGATGCTGTATCGGCAGCGCCAGCTGTATCGGCAGCGCCAGCTGTATCGGCAGCGCCTACAGGCGTTTAAAGTGAAATCATTAATACTACTGGCGTTATTGCTCTTACCATGCACAGCGCACTCAGCTGATGTGGCTTCATGGAGCGTATCCGACTCACTGGCTCAAGTTGCTGTAACAACTGTAACTGCACTGGACTGGGGACAGACTCGGTACATTTCATCCCACCCGATCCAGTGTCAGGAAACTAACCTCATCCTGGGTCAGCACCCTACACTAGGTCAAGTAGATACATACTTTGTATCGTCTATAGTTGCCGAGGCAGTACTAGCATACACAGCGCCTCGAATTGTACTGCTGTTTGGTGGAAGCCCGCTACTAGCTGAAAAGGCGCGAGTGATTGCCCAAGGTATTATGATTGGATGCGAAGTCGCTGATGTGGGCACAAATTACAAGACCGGGGTTCAGCTTAAGTTTTAAGGCGGGGGGGCAAATGAAAACTCTATTGACGCTGATGATCCTAGCACTGGCCGCACCAAGCTGGGGAGCGGACTTCCACAAAGTCTTTGTTGGAACTATCCTCCTGCATGAGGGTGGGTACACAGTTGATGATGGTGGCCCGACAAAGTACGGTATTAGTCAGAAGGCTACCGGGATGTCAACTGCGGCTATCAAAGCCCTAACCAAGGGACAGGCTGAGGCAATCTACCGCCGCGACTACTGGGATGCCTATCACCTAGGTGATCTAAAGAGCCAGGGCATTGCGGAAGAGCTTTGCGATGAGATCGTCAACGGTGGGCCTGGTATGGGGAGGAACCTGTTGTTTAAGGTCTATGACGAGCTAAGGTGGACTGGTGCTTCGCCACTTCCAGCTGCGTTTAACAAAGCCAACATCGACTGGATCAATCAGTTCACCGCGGTCCGCGACAAGCGAGTTGCCTTCTACAACAGTGTACGCATCAAACGAGTTAAGTACTACATGGCGCTTGTGAAGAAGAGGCCAAAGATGCGGCAGTACTTCTTATCCTGGATTGAAAGGAGTGTGGACTGATGGTGATCGCCGGAGTAATGCAAGTGGTAAATGCAGCGTGAACGACTCTGAGCGTATCAATCTACTAGAATCTTATTGCTATTGCCCTTCCTTTAGGAGTACACTGATTCACGGGCAACACCCCAAATGTAAGCATTGTAGGTATAAGGATAGTAACGATGGATAAAGACGATTACCTAAAATTGGCCCTCGTAGGCGCTCTTATCGCGGTCGGCATTACATCGGCCTTTGTACCAGCATGGACAGGCGGAACAGTGATAGTTACCGGCATCTTCGCGCTTCTCAACTTTCCCCCAAAGTAATCAGCCCCGAAGAAGGGCCAACCCCAAGGAGTAACATGATGGGCCTTACCGATATTCAGACCAAAGTAGTCACCGACTTGAACAACTTGATCTCCTTCAACAACTCCATCAGCGCGAGGATCGAAGCTCTCCTTACTGCGCATAACAACGTCATGGCCGACTCTCAGACCCTTGTAAGTGATCTACAGTCTAGTGGCGTACCCCTTCCTGCAGCTGTAACCGCTGCGTGCGCTGCGCTGGCAAATGAGCAACCCGCCTTAGCCGAATATGCTACCAAAATCCAGGCGGTCGATACTTCTCTGAATCAGGTGATTACCGACATTGCGGCTATCATCGCTCCGGTAGCGTGAAGTACGAAGATGCCGGTATAAAGACAGGAGACCTTCTGCTAGTGGACGGGGAAGGTCTAGTCTCAGAGATCATAGAGGTTGTCACTGGAGGGCATCTATCTCATGTGGGAGTGTTCTTCTGGGAATATGGGAGACTGAAGATCGCGGAATTTTGGGAGCCGAACGGTTATCAGGACAATCTAGCGGCGGTAAGACTTCCTCAGATCGTAGGGAAGATGTATCTAGGGACCGCGCCCGATGTTGTCCACGATACCCCAGAGAACGTACTGGAAGAAGTTATGGTGTACCGGGATAATAAGAACCTGGATGCTTACGGGTTTGAAACCTTGGCAAAAGTAGCTGCGTGTGATGATCTAGGTGTTAAGATCTCTCCAGCCTTGGTGCAACCAGTTTGTAGTGTATTTGCTCAGAAAGTGTGGATGAAGTGCGGGGTCGAGTTCAATACGCTCTTGAGTCCTTCCGACATGGGGTGTTACTGTAAGACGGTGATTGCTCTCGAATTGTAGAAGATCAGCCCCTCCGTCACAGGAGGGGCTTTTAGTTAGTCTTTACTCCTCCCTTTCTGTGCATATTCCGACCGGTCGCAATCGTCGGAATACGCATTCTGTTCGAGCACTTGTTTAAGTATCGCCATAGTGTTGAAAATCGAAGCGCAAAGAGACTCTTCAATAACCTCAGTCATCTCCCTATAATAGCCCTCGCTATACAGCCAAATGTCCATATCGTGCCGGATCTTGGAGTCGTAGAGGCTGGCTAGATCTATTCCCTTCTGCCAATTATCAGCGGCGCGCTGTCCTCTATCACTTTGGGTCTGGTGCTTCTTCATATACTCAGCATACCGCTTGAGCACCATCGGGTTAAGATAGCCCTTATACTCTAGTTTGTCTCCTAGTGGAGACCTTGTAGCGCCGGTCTTAAAGGTCCGAAGCAGCTCGGCGGGACTGTTTGTCTTCTCTTCTTGCGACTGAATAAATTCTGCCTGTGTCATCCTCTCTCCTCTTTGGCTACACTCTCTAGCCCTTGAACTAACGCCAGCATCCTATGCCCCAAGGCGGGGTTAGCTAAATTGAACCTCCACGATATCTGCGAGATGCCGTTATGGACTGTGCCTCTGCCTAATGAAATACGCGCTCCTGTATCCTCGAGCCCCAGTTTGCTTAGTACTGCAGCTAGTTTCCTTGGGGAGATATGGAGTTTTGCTAGCTCCTGCTTAATAGCGTCGCCGGATACCCACAACTGCATGCAGTCTAGCTCTATACGTGCGACTAGTCTACCCTTTGGCTCTCTATATCCGAGTTGGCTGAACTTATCCGCTGGATTATACGCAGCTACACAGAGCACGCCATTTGAGTTCCTATCCAGCAGAGCACCTAAGAAGCTAACTGCGTCGAAAGACTGAGTACTCTTGTATTTCCTCATGGCCTTGATAGTGCTAACTGTCCAGCCTAGCAGAGAGTCTACATTGACGTGCGATAACCCTAGTTTCTTAGCGATCATCCCGCCATAGATAGCGACGGCCCCGGTCATGGTCCAGAACCTTTCCTCAGGCATAGTTGCGGCTTTACGGTCTAGGATATCGGCAATAGCCTTCAGTTTGGCCTTATGCTCGTCCTGGTGTTGAACAAGCCACTGAGCGTACTCTTTGCCGACCTGTCCATAATTCTCCGAGAAACCTTCGTATACCTGGGCACCTTCCTCTTTGGTGTAACCCTCAGTCACTTCATATTCAAATATCCGGTTGATCTCCGCCCCAGGCTCTCCCTTGAGGATAGCTAGCTTGTCAATGAGGCTATGGTTGGATGAAACTACAGCTAGTGTATTCCAGCCGTTTAAATTACTCTTCTCGACGGCATTACGGGACATACGTGCCTTATCTCGGCCTTGGGTAATCTTATAGGCGAGGTCTGACAGACTCTCCGGGGTAATGTTGGAAACTTCGTCGATGTATGCAGGCAACGTGTTATATACGCCTAAGCGCCCCACAAGGACATTTCGCGTATCGTCTTGGTTAAGGGTAAGTTTCTTTGGATCCCCCCAGGCCGAGATGCCCCACTTCCCAGTAAGTGTCTTGCCGAGTCCAGAGCCGCCTACAACGGAGAGCATGGCCCCCTCATAGCCTGTGAAACGAACGAGGGGTGCCCCAAAGGATGCACATAGGAACTCAAAGGCAAGTCCCTCCATTCCTCTTTGATTGAGGATCTTAGTGTTTTCAACCCACTGCTCCTTCGCCCCTTCAGGCTTGATCCCTCTAACAAAGTCAGGCGCAGAAGCGGAGTAGCCTACCTTGTGGGTAGTACCGTCTTTTCTGTATATCTCTGCTCCGTGAATAAACGACAGCTCTCCCTTATCTTCATGCCAACCCATTTGTCCTGAGAGCACAGAGAGTTGTTGATCGTTGCGCAGTTTGGCCATGAAAGATTCTGTGTAGAGCATGAATAACCCTTTTTCGACTTTACCTGTTACTCCGATATGGCCGTCTATCAACGCTGAGAAGTAGGACTTTTGCTCACAGGTCTTGTTAGATGCTAGTGTGACCTCTTTCCAACCATCGTGCGGAAGACGATGCCTAATCGTAAACGATTCACCAAAAAAATCACGATTAACGCTAGTGATATAAATGGGGTACGGATAGATTCGTACTTGTTCTCCTCCATCGTTGAAGTACAGTCCTGTTTCCGAGACTGTGAATCTGTCAGGCGGAGTGGGGTAGTCCGATATTTCTGACTCGGCTTCGCTTCCTCTTTCGAGCGGCCTCTCAGCTGCGTATCCCAAGGTGATAGGGCTTTTGGTTCGCTCAGTATACCGGCATCCAGCGCATATTCCAGGGTTTGTAGAGTTGAATACGGCACATGTAGTTGGCCCCGCTCCCGCGCTGACATGCTGATTAATCTTTTGTTCAGTCGCGCTTGCCGAATATGCCTCGTGTCCCTGTGACCACTCATGGATTAGCTCCTTGCTCTCGGTAGTATGCCTGAGTACCCCGATCATGGCGTACCAATGTGGCTCCGATACGTTACCCCTACACGCTGCGAACGCAGCAACTTGGGCACACTTCCCTTCTATAATCCTTGCGCTACTTGGTCTGTGATCCTGTTCTAGTCCTGCTAAGAACTCAGCATTTTGGATAACTGTGATCTTAGGCGTGGAAAGTTTAATCCCCGCTCCCTCGGTAGCAGCCTTCAGTGCCTTAATAAACTCAAGAGCGTTCAGTGGAGGAGCTTCATATATTAACTTGACTTCCTTTCGTCCTCCGTGCTTCTTGTTGAGACTCCCTAGGGGGCGAAGCACGGAGGACATGTCCGCAGTACGGCTTTGGTCTACTTTGAAACTATGGTGAATGGTCAGTCCTTTAAGTAAGTCAGCCGCTCCTTTCCACAGAGAGCTAGGTATCTCGGTCTGCAGTCTCCAGTGAGCATAGAGTCCGTATCCTGAACTGAGAACGGAAGGAGCGGGTAATCCCGTTGCCTTGCAAAAGGCGAAGAGCGCGGTTAGCGCATCTTTCTGAGAAAGGAAATCCTTACTCCCATCCGCAGCTACGTCTATATCAAGCCAAAAGTTTCTAACTGTGAGAGCATTAACGCTTTTACGGTTGTCAGTAGTCTTGAAGCTGAATTGCCCTATGAATACTGTCTTGTTAGCCTTCTCCAGTAAGTCTATAACCCTTTGGGCCATCTCATCGTTATCGCACCAATGGTGCCGGAAGCCTTTGTCTAATTGTTCTGCGACTACTAGATAACCTGATGTTGGGAGAAGAGATTCTAGGAATGTCATACACGATGCCTCCAAGGGTGAAGGGTTAGGATAGCCCCCACACCGCTAAGAGTCAAGGGCTTTAATTCTGGCAGTCTCTCTAGCTAGCTCAGTAACTTCTTTGATCGTAACTCGGATCCTCGCCAATCTCGCTTTACCCTTAATGTCTGAAGATACAGGCAATCTCCCCATCCTAACCGCCATAAGGAGGACCCGGGTGATCTGGCAAGCTACATCGTAGACCACGACCTGTTTAGGGACTACCCCTGCGAACCAGCGGGTTAATGTGGGTCGGGTGATCTTAAACAGTTCTGCGGCCTCTGACTGTCTTACCTCCGCAACCGCTAGGGCCATTTCTAATTCTTCTCCTGTCATAGTGCACCTCCTGAAAGAAGGGAGGGCTGTTAACCCTCCCCATGAGCCTACTTAGACCCTATAACGGCGGTCCTAACGTCCTGGGCCAAAAACTTGATCAGCTGCATATGCGCCCTCAGTCGAGTCCCTGCAGCTTTGTTGCCGAGGGAGAACTTGGATGCTTCGATTCCCGCTGCCAACATCTCGTCGCTCAACTTGTCAAATTCTTTCATTTCTCTTCTCCTTTTAGGAATACCAGAATTGTTTTAGCGTCGGCGACTAGGCCATCCGCCGTATGACCATCCGCCGTATGACCATCCGCCGTATGACCATCCGCCGTATGACTAGCTGCTAAGGTTAAGGCGAAATTCATTGCTACGAGTCTCAGATCTTCACACGTCATTTTAGCCTCCTTGAAGTTAGGAGGGGCTGTTACACCCCTCCGTCGTATTCCTTATAGAGATATCCCTAATTCCAAAGCGAGTGCAGCAAGTTCGGAGTCTTCGGCCTCTACTGGATTAACTTCGATAACTTTCTCCTTGGCTACCCGGGTCTTGACAACCTTCAACTTCTCAGGCTCCGCTACGACCTCTACAGAAGCAAAAGGGTCAAATGCTACAGGTTCTGGCGTTGCTTCGCTCTGGGCAGGCGCGGGTTTAACCTCCAGGGCTGGAAGAACAAGCTGTCCACTACCGATAATATCAGCAACAGCCTGGGAAGCACTCATTACCTCAATTTTTGCTATCTGCTCTGCCCCAAGGAAACCTCCGAATCCGAAAGTCAGTACTGGGTAGGAGAAGTTGGGGTCAAATCCTACCACTGTGATCGCAGTAGAGAGGTCTACACCGCGTCGGGAAGTTTCCTTAACGTAGTGGCTGAACGCCTTGAGCGAAGCCGGGGGAATACTGAACCCGCAAGCAGTGTTGTTGGCGAAGATAGCAAGCTGTTTCCTGTCCGTACAAGCCTTACCTTTGCTTGGATTACCCTGCGCGTCCTTACCTGAGCCGAACTGATTCTGAGGGCATCCTGCGCAGTTCTCGCACTGCTTGATAGGTGAGTCGGCCTTGGGCTTAACCCCATCGTTGGATGAACAGTCAGGGCTCTTAGTTTCTGTCAGATTAGGGTCGAAAGCACTAGCGTAGTAGATCTTGTCGAGGTTAGGCTTGGCCGCGATGAGCACGATAGCGATTTCCAGAGTCTTGAGGTCGGTAACTACACCTTCCGCTTTGAAGACAAAGCGTGTGCCGTTGCAAGAGAGCGTAGGGAAAGTAACACCTACGAACAGGCCAGCCAAAAATGCCTCATTGTTGGCCTTGCGGTTGATAAGGTGAGCCGGGAGTTGGATATCATCAAATTTTACAATATTTGCCATGGTTTAGTCTCCTGTTGAGGTTAGAAGGATAGGTTAGTTGCAGAATGTAACTCTACTGTCTTCTGTAACTAGGTGTTTGCCCGGCTCAGTGTAAGCACAAAGCCTTCAACCGATTCCCGTGTTACTGCTTCTTTCGTGCTGCTCGTCTTCTCAACTTTCATTCTTTCTCCTTTGCCCTCTAGGGGCTGTTAAGACTTCCTGATTTGACACGTCCGTGTAGCTGTGTATGAAATGCCCGGGGGTGGGGGCTGGTCTCTCTTTTCTCCCATCTTCTCTAGGCAGCTAACTTTCCCAGCAGCGTGATTCAAGTACTCAAAGGCGTCCTCCTTTTTGACCCAAGTGAGGAAAGTATCCCAATCGCTTACCGTGACGCTCTCCTTTAGGGCTTGATAGATCGTACCTACTGAAGTCTTCGCACTCTGTAATCCTTGTTTTGTAAGCTCTAGTTGAAACCATCCCTCCCTTTTTGCTTGAGTTGCTTTGATTACGTCGATCTCAGCGTTTAGAGCTGAAATCCTGTCCCGTGAAGCGATGTACGCCGTTGCTACGGTGTCGAGTGTTAGAGTCAGTTCTGCCATTCAGGGCCCTCCTTTGGTTTTCCTACTCCGGTTACTGTATCATACGATACATGAAAGTCAAGCTGTTTCTTTCAATGCCTCTAAAACTTTTGTTAGGCGGCTTCGGGAAAGGTTCTGCGTAGCAAAATCAACTACCTGCGCATCTGTCACAGGCTCGTCCCAGTGTGCTCTGATAATAATCCGGGCTAAGGCTATTCTGTTTTCATTTATTTCTCCTTTGCCATTTCCAAGACTATCGCCTGGAAAGAGCCTCTATCCTTCAATGTCTGATAAATCTTTCTCTCTACGGGCGATGCTGCTATCATGAAAATGTTAGTGTGCTGAGTCTGCCCTGGGCGTACTGTCCTAGCGTTAGCCTGAGTAAACACTTCGTTACTTGCGCATCCTGTGAACCATATGATCGTAGAACACTGATGGTGAAGGTTAAGACCATGGCTCATGCACTGTGGTGCAGCAATAATGACTTGGGGGGCGTCTTTATAATTGAAGTCATTAAAGATCTGGTTACGCTTCCCCGCCGATGTTGCGCCCTCTACAATTACACAGTCATATTTCTTCTTAAGCTTATTATATAGTGCATGAATTACTCCGGTTAGCGGGGCGAAGATAATGATTTTTCCTGTAACTTCCTCCATACACTCTTCGAGTACTGCGAGTCTAGGCCCAAAATCTAGCTCCAAAGTTTCTCCGTTGTTGTACAAAAGTCCGCAACTGGCCTGGATCAATTTTCCACAAAGGACTGCGGCGTTAACCGCTGTGATCTGAACCCCTCGTACTTCTGTCATACACTCTTTTTTCAACTTGTCGTAGTGTAGCTTTTGCTCGGGGCTCATCTCCGCGTCCCGTGAGTGCATGATAGTCTCTGGTAAGTCTATACAATCTTCTAGGGCATACCGAATTGACGGTTGCAGGATCTCGTTAACTGTTGCCTCCGCAGTTGCTCTTGGCACCCACTTGAACATGTTTACTTGGGTCATTACGTCCGACTTGAAACGTGTAAAACTCCCCTTGTAGTTCTCCGGGGTTAAGAGCTGGCATTGCGCATACGCGTCTGTGGGCGAATTTGGGACGGGACTGCCTGTTAGCCCCCATCCCCACCTCCGTGGTGTCATCAACTTCTTAGCCTCGCCCCATAGTGTCTTAGCTTGCTTCTGTCTTAGGACTGCCAGCTCATCGAAGACTATCAAATCTACATCATCCGGTAGATATTCCCCTATTATCCCCATACCGTGGTGGTTAACTACCGCAAAACTCCAGTCTGTCTTTAGTAAGTCGAGCCGTTGCTGTTTAGTTCCATGTAGCACTACAAACTTTCTCTTAGGCAACGAAGTGTAAATGTGATCTCCCCACACTCTCTCCAAGGTCGATAGCGGGGCTACGATAAGGCACCTACGAATTACTTTCTGCTCCATGAGATAGTCAGCTGCCCAAGTTGTTGCAGCAGTCTTCCCAGTTCCGAGACCGTTGAGACAATAAGCCCTCATATTTTCTACAAGAAACTTCATAGTCTCTTTCTGATGTTCAAAAGGCTTAAACCTCCCTGGGAAACTATACTGCTCAATCGGTGCTGGTGCATCTAACCCACAACCTCTCGCTGCTTGCATGTGTAGGAAGTCGTGGGGGATACCTAGAACATGCTGCCCCTTGAAATTTAGATACTTGGCCCAAGGCATCGCAGCTAGAAGAGGCTCAGGATCTTCAACCGTGAAAAGGGCTGTGTTGCCAACGATCCTCATTTGTGACTCTCGCGCTCCGCTTGCATTTGTTTGGCGAACTCTACCGCCATCTCCAATACGTCTAGCCCGACTCCGCTAGCTAGGTTCTTGGCTACCTTAGTGATATTAGCCCTTGCTGTAATTCTAAATGCCTCGATTTCTTGTTCTGTCATGATTGCTCCTTTTGTTTCCTCCTCGCTAACTCCGCGACACGTAAGGTTAAGATAACTTGCTTCTCTTTCAGGCTTGCCTTATTCCACAAGGGCTTGAGTCTGTTTAACTCCTCTGGCGGCCAGAGTCCTGTCAGCGCCTTCTTAGTTGCTCCTCTCACTCTTGCCTCCCACATAGATTATGTCCCAACCGTTAGGTGACTCTTGAGCCTCGCCTGTGAACCCGTTCTGGCTCATTACCTGAACTAGCGACTTTAGATCGAATCCGTAATTGTGCTTGAAATAAGGGTGTCCCGCTCTTAGGATAGCCTCGGAGCCATAAAGGATATCGGCGTAGGTCACAGGCATCTCTCCGGCCATGTATGCAACATCTAAGAGATAGTGACTATGCCGAAGCATGTTACAGCACAGCTTCCTTACATCGGGTACCGTGATAACTACTAATCCGTCATCCATTAGTACATGTCTGAAACAAGCTAGAACGCTTGGAATCTCTATGGAGATGAAATGTTCTAGGCAGTGACTGCTCCACACGACTGAGTACTCTTTACCCTTGAGGTGCAGCATGTCTCTTGCATCGGCCACTATGTCTACACCCTCTCCAGACACTATGTCAAGGAGAATATGTTCGTGGCCTTCAGGAAATGGCAACTTCGTTTTTCTACATCCTCCAACGTCTAGGACTTTCATTTGCAACCCTCCTGAATTATGTGGAACTTGTCAGCTAACATCATTGACTTTCTCCTCGAAGCCGTTTATAGGCCCACATCATCTCAACATCTTTATCTGTCTTGGCTACAGGTAGTTGCCGAGTCTCTCCGAAGCATAGTCCATTTTGGGCGGCTTTGATGTTCACAACATATTCAGCGTTCGGGTCGATCATGCCCGCTACAGACTTGTTACACTGACTCTTCTTGGCCGTCTTGTTAGCTTTGCCTTTTGGCCTATCATACAGCTTGAAATTTGAGCTTTTTCTAGGTGTCATCATTCCACCCAGGTGAAAATGCCCGTCCTACCTATCGCTATCTGCAACGCTTCTTTGCATCTCTCTAATTCGGTTTTCATTCCGTCTCCTTTTTATCTATCCCCACTGCTCCGCCATCGCGTAGGCTACTAAGACGTTCATCTATGTCTCCAATCCAATCCTTCAGCGCCTTAACGTCCTCATCGCTTCCGTCGAATACGTAAGCGTATCCCCCAGACTTTAGGATCGCATCGAGGTGGTGCTTCTGAGCCGGAGACATTCCCCGGTTTTTCTGATCATTGCGCCCTGGTGCCTTGACCTCCAGGCTGAAGAATCTTCCTTTGTAGTGTCCAATAACGTCCGCAATTCCAGCGACTCCGAACCCTGTTGGTACCGGCCAGAAGAACCATCCTGTGTTAGCGAAAGTCGCTTCCGAAGCGTGTGAGGCTTGGATACAGCCTATAGAGATAAGGTAATCACTGAGAATCTTCTTTACTGCGCCCTCTGGCGTTGTCGATGCCATCTTACCCCCCTTTGCCACAATGTGCGCAGTCTGTTACATCACACCAGGACTTGCAAAGATAATTCTTTCGTGCTATAAAGACTTCGGAATCGAAGGCTTCTTTTAATCTTCCTACTCTGCCCTTAATATTCTTGTATACTGCGACTAAATCTTTCCTTTGTAGTTTGAACCCTGTGGTCTTCTTAGCCTTTAACCAGATATATTTCATGTCGAACTCGTCTATCTCAGGATGTAGCAATGCAAGACAGAGAGCGTTTATCTTTAGCTGAGTGTCATCGTCTTTCATCTTGCCTGTTTTCCAGTCGAAGCCCTTTAGGACTTTCCCGTTGACTATGGCAAGGTCTACAGCCATCCTGCCTACTGTCTCCCCCCAATCCCAAGGCTTGTTAGTTACTGGGACAGCTAGGGGCTTCCAATTCTCGGTGACTCCTATCCGGTACTCTATGTACCTTTGCCCCGGTAGGTTGTCTAGGAGAGTAAGGTAAGGCAGTACAACGGCTAAGGCTTCTGCGTCGGTGCTCACCTCTTTCTTCATGAACCTTTCCGCTTCGGAGTGGACCCTATTCCCCCATATCGTATGTATAGTCTCCTGGTAGGGAACAGTCTTGTAACAATACTCTGCAGCGTACTTAACTGGGCAAAGCTCGAAGCAGGCTAACTTACTTGGAGACCACGTAAAGGCTAACGTCTCTGCTTTAGGTGGTGTAACGGTCTTACTCATCGCGTACTCTCCTTTGAACTCCCTGCATGTCTTCTCCCACATGGCCCTCTTTGCACTGTCGGTCTCAGTCTTCCTGATAAGATGCCCGGTGAACGTAGGGATATCGGTCTTGCTCAGTAAAATGTCCTCCAATCTCATCTGATGGGCTAAGACTAGCTTAGTCTTGGGCTGTTCTGGGGGTGGATCTATTTCGTAGGTCATTCTTCCTCCCGATAGTGGCCTTCGGCTTCCCAATCAAAGTCGTACTGCTCTTCGTCATCTTGGCCAGGATAGTTACGGCTTAGAAACATTTCTCACAGTCATCTGCGCTGAACTGTTCGACTGTCATCTTAGACTCCTTAGTTCGTCAACAAGTTCAGCGTCCATGTCCGAAGTGTTTCTAAAATTTAGGAAAATTGGTAGTCTGGGCTTATCGAGTGTGCCCATTTCTTGGAACTTAAAGCGTACTATCTGACCTACATAGACTTTTTGATTTTCCCAGATCTCGCACCTTAAGCTGTGAGTCAAGCCCAGTCCTGTACCAATCTTGAACTCTCCGAACCTCTTGTTTCGCACTAGGAATTTGCCTAATGACCCATTAGGGATTTTACCCTCTTTACACGAGCTTCTCTTGGTTAGTCCTCTCTCGTTAAGTGTAGCCTCGTTAGTGTTCTCCTCGCCTTCCTCGAAGCCGTAAATGATACACTCGCTCTCGTCCATCGGCTTACGTTTGAGAAGATGCCCCTGGTTAACCGACGCCTTACCGAACTTATAGGACAGATACGCCTGTCGGATCATGATACCCTCGTATCCATGGTTTAAAGCCTCTTCCTCGAAGGCCAGGACTTGCTGCAGGGTGTCGCATTTGACGTGCTGGAGGATCCTTACCTGCCCAAAGCAGCCTAGCGTGCAGCTACTTTCCCACTCCGCGAGCACTTCCCGCCTGGATTCAAATGGCTCTTCTCCTCTGTCGTGCCTATCAAACATTGCAAAGATGAAGTCCGGCTCTCCGTCTTTACTCATGAACGCCGAGGAGACAAGGTTAAAGTCCATCGTGTTTCTCAGTACTAACTCCCCGTCAAAACCTTCCAGCTCAGGGTGACTCTCTAGAAAATCTCTTGTAAAGCGGTTCGGGATAGGCTTGAGCGATGCTGTGAGCGCCTTGCCCTCTTTGATTAGGCACCTGATGCCGTCTAGCTTCCAGGAGACATACACCGGGAACTTTAGGAGATGCAACTGCTCATCCGTAATCTTTTCGCCTTTCATCGGTCTAAACTGGCTCATTCCTCTACCTCCTTTTATTTGCTGTAGTTCTTCGCCCAACCCCCGGCTGCGTTAAGTGGAATATCGGGCATATACTTAGGGGGCGCAGTTAAGCACTCTATCATGAACCTATAACACTCCGTCGCTTGTACTTCGGGAACACAGCATACCAGTTCATCGTGGACTGTCAAGACAATTCTGTATCTTTTTTTGATCTTCAGCATAGCGTCCGTCATTATTATCCGCGCTATTGCTTGGGTTAGGTTCTCCACAACTAGGCCCCCATAGACCTTCTCAGGGAAGTTTTTGCCTTGCTTGGTATACTGGACTCCCCGCCGTGTTTTCTCTTGCTTTAAGCCCCCATATCGGAGCTTCATGCCGTTGGGCAGGATCATCTCCTGTAAGCCTACTAAAATTTTAGGCGCTTCCCCGAATTGGAAAGGTGTGCCCTCTAGGCAGTAGGCTAACGCCGTGTTTGCCGTATCCCATAGATCTACAATATTGGGATTACTGTGTCTGTAGAGGTCTACAATAGCCTTAGAGCAGGCGCAGTGTATATAGTGCTCCTGCGTCCTATTCTCCCATCCTGGGGGCAGTGACTTATCCGCTGCGGCTTTGTTCCTAAACAGGAACCTATCTATGTTCCCTCCTAGTGTTTCTAGCATCTCCTCTCCGAATACGTTGGGGGGTGCTCCTAACATTCCTACCCTTTGCATTTCTTGGAACTTAGCCCATCCCATCGAGTACCCCATACCAAGTACACAGGCTTTTCCAAGCTGTCTTAGCCCTTTATCTTGCTTAGTTACAGGCTGTTGAAACACTCTAGCCGCCATATCGGTATAAACGTCGGTCGTGCCTTCTTCCCCCTGTGCGTCTGCTTGCCGGAAAGATTCGAGTAGTGTCTCTTCCCCTGCAAAGGAGGCTAACACCCTAGCTTCTATCTGGGAAAGGTCGGCAACTACTAGGACATGCCCCTCTGGTGCTTCCACTGCAAGTCTAAGATTTGAACTTCTCGTCATATTCTGCCAATTACATTTATCGCCCCCAGAGTATCGCCCTGTATGTGCCCCATAGTAAGTTAGATAGACCGGGGAGGCCCCTCTGGAGGCTGTATCTATGAATCTTCCGGCTCTTGTCTCGTTGATAGTAGACTTAACCCCTACCCGAGCCTCGCATAGTGACCGGACTGCTTCATCCTCCGAATTTAGCAGTGCCTTGAACCCCTCATCTGCCTTACCGAAGGCATACGTCCATTTCTCCCCCCCCTTCTTTAACGCTGCAGGGGATAGCTTTAGTGGGGGTATTATCCCTATAGACTCTAGGAGCGCAGCAAACTTAGGGTTCGATGCTAGTACCGCTCTATCCCCCCCGCATCGGTCTAGCAGGTCTTGCTTGCGCTTGATCTCATTATTGCGCTCTTCTGCTAACATAGGGATATTCATCTCTAGCACTGGCTCTGTAAACATCTTAACCGTGAGGTCGATAAGAAGTAGCTCCGAAAGAGGAAATTCGGCTTTTAGCTTGTCAAAGATCATACGGGTGATATCTACATCCCTTTTGCAGTACTCGGCCAATCTAAGCCATTCCTGGGGGTTCAATATCTCTTTGCCTAAAGTATTTTCCAGCTCCGTACCTTTGGGTGGAAACTCACACCGTTCGGCGATAGCTTTAAGGCTGTTCCCCTTAGCATTGGGCCACACTGCCCTTGCCATACTGAGAGTGTCCAAGAACAGTTTGGGGTGTACCCCGTAATGGTGAGATAGGATCAATCCGTCGAAGTGTGCATGGTGGCAAAGAATCGCGGATCCCTCGAAATGGAGCCTGGGAGCTATAGATCTAAACTGTGTATCTGTGAGGCATACTGTTGGCCCGTTGTCCTTCTTTAGCCCTACCATATGCGTCCTGAACCTTGCGTCCCGAACGTAGGACTCGGTTGTCAGCTTAGAAAGTCTGTATTCTTTGCTGTAGAAGCTCTCGAAGTCTAGGGTATATATTACCATCTCCCTAAACTGCCTTAATAGGGTTAACGTACAAGTCACCGAGGATTTGCCTTTTGAGTGATTCGGTGTTAGCACCTACCTCGTGGTGAAGACCACAGACTGTACAGCTGTGGGTGTTTCCGTTGGCATATGTAAGTCCTTGGCATTTCGGGCATCGGCTCACTCCGTAACCTCCTTTCTTGCCTTGATAAATGCGTTATGTAGCGTCTTGATCCTTGCCGCCGTAGCGTTAGGGATAGCGAGAAATGGTGTAGGATCTATAGCCTCGTCTTTTTGCAGTGCAGTACCTAACTGCTGCATAAGGCGCATAGGGAGCGCGGAGCGTCCCAAAGGGCAGATAACCCCGAATAGGTAAAGTGGCGCTTCTTGTGTATTAAAAAAGCCGCTATGGTAGTCTCCACAGTTCCAGCTCCCCGTGTTCTGGTCCCCCA